GAAATTGCTGAAAGTAATTACGAGGTAATATAATATGGGTTTTCTTAAACCAAAAATTCCAACTCTACCAATACAAAAAATTGAGCTACCAAAGGCAGAGGATGTTCCTTCATTAGAAGACGAGGCAAGAGAAAGAGAAGCTGCTGAAGAATTAAGAAGAAGTGAATTGAAAAGAAAAGGAAGAAGATCAACTATTCTTACTGGTACTGGTTTAACAGATATTGCAGATGAGAATATAGAACAACAAACTTTATTAGGAGATTAAAATCATGGGTGGACCAGCAGGCTCAGGCGGATCAGATCAATCAGACGAAAGAAAAGTTGATACATACGCAGATCAATTAAAAAAAGAACAAGCAAGAAAATCTAAATTTAAAAGAGATAAAGAAGATAAAATAAAGAAGAAAAATATTTTAGATGAGTATGTAGATCACAGTCCAACTTTGCAAGCTGTTAAAAATGTTGGTGATAAATATAGTCTTAATAGAAGAATGAAATATGCTAATAAGGCTGGAATAAATATTCAAGGTATGAGTACCGAAGAAATTTTATCAAAAGATTTTAAATCTCGATTAGATGCTAAAGGTTATTCAGATCAACCAGGTAATTTAGGTGGTGATGACAATCGTGGACCTGATCAAATTAAATCACTTGAACAACCAAAAGTAATTTCTCAAATGAATAATACAGGAATTAAATCAGGTATGATTACTGCCGATAAAATGTCTCCAACGTCAGCCGAAATATCAGATGAATACACCGCTTTAAAAACAAAAAGAAGAGGTAAAAAGAATACAATTTTAACTTCAGTTACCGGAGTTGAAGAAGATCCAACTTTAGGTAAGAAAACATTATTAGGCTAATATGCAATCACAATCATTAAGAAGTTTAGCAAAAGAATTAAAAGATACTTTATCTAGATTAGAAGAAAAAAGATCTACTTGGGAAAGCCATTGGCAAGAAGTAGCTGATTTGATGCTACCTAGAAAAGCTGAGATTACAAAATCTAGATCTAGAGGCGATAAAAGATCAACTGCAATTTATGATGCTACTGCAATTCATTCATTAGAATTACTATCTGCATCACTACATGGAACTTTAACTTCTTCTGCTAATCGTTGGTTTTCTTTAAGATTTAAAAGCAATGTACTAAATGAAGATGACGCGGCTAAAGAATGGCTTGAAGATAGTACAGATAAAATGTTTTTGGCTTTTGGAAGATCAAATTTTCAGCAAGAAATATTTGAAAATTATCATGATCTCATAGCTTTCGGAACTTCTTGTTTAATGGTTGAAGAAGACGAAGATGATATACTTCGTTTCTCAGCACGTCATATCAAGGAAATTTTTATTGAAGAAAATAAAAAAGGTCTGGTAGATAAAATTTATCGTAAATTTAAAATGACAGCAGCTCAAGCTGTTGAAAAATTTGGATTAGATCTTTTATCTAAAGAAGTACAAAATAATTTTAAAAATAAACCATTTGATGAAATTGTAATTTGTCATGTTGTTAGACCAAGAAATGTTTATAACGCAAATAAACAAGATAAGGCTAATATGCCTTTTCAATCTATTTATTTAGAACATGGAACAAATCATATTATAAGTGTTGGAGGATTTAGAGAAAATCCTTATGTCATTGCTAGATATTTAAAAGCTAGTACAGAAATTTATGGAAGATCACCAGCGATGAATGCGCTTCCTGATGTTAAAGTTTTAAATAAAATGGTTGAGCATTCTTTAAAAGCTGCTGCAAAACAAATCGATCCACCTTTGCTAGTACCAGACGACAGTATGTTAGCTCCAATAAGAATGACACCTGGATCATTAAATTATTATAGAGCTGGTTCTGGAAGAGACAGAATTGAACCTTTAAATATAAACCAGAATATTTCTTTATCTCTTCAATCCGAAGAAGCAAGAAGAACAGCAATTGCTAAAATGTTTCATATCGATCAATTAGTTGTTGCAGAAAATAGAAATATGACTGCAACAGAAGTTTTACAAAGACAAGAAGAGAAGCTTCGAATACTTGGTCCTGTAATGGGTAGAATACAATCTGAATTATTAGAACCAATGATTATTAGAGTATTTAATATTATGTTAAGAAATAATCAATTTATTCTAGCACCAGAAGTATTAGCCAATCAAGAAATTGATATTGAATATGTATCGCCAATGGCACTAGCACAAAAAGGTCAAGAGTTACAAAGTATAATTAGAGGATTAGAAATCTTTGCTAATGTTAGTCAGTTAGCTCCAGTACAAGATTATATAGATGAGAATGGTTTAATTAAACAAATTGTTAAAACATTAGGCTTACCGGCCAGAATGATTAGAAGCGATAAAGAAGTTCAAGCTCTTAGACAAGAAAGACAAGCAGTGCAACAACAACAAGCAGAAATGCAACAGCAAATGGCTGAGAGTGAAATAGCTAAGAATGCTGCTCCTCTTGCTAAAGAAGTTTTAAATAGTGGCGAATAAAGAAGCAGAAAAATTAATAGAACAATTAAGACAAGATTACAAAATCATCTTTAATACAGATGAAGGTAAAAGAATTTTGAATGACCTCGAAAAAAGATGTCATGAGTTTGTAACTACATTTTCAAAAAACTCTAGTTACGAAACTGCTTTTCTAGAAGGTCAACGTAGCGTGTTGATTTTTATTAAAGCGATGATTACCAAAAAATAAGGAGTTATATAATGGACAATCAGGCAACTGAGCAAGTGGCTCAATCTGATCCAACAGAACAACCTGTATCGGATCAATCGCAGTCTTCGGTTTTAGCAACTGAAGAGCAACCATCGGAAAATAATTTTAGAGATTTAATTCCAGATGAATATAAAGACAACAAGGCATTAGCCAACTTTAACAATATGAATGATTTTGTTAAAAGTTATGTTAATGCACAAAAGATAGTTGGCGCAGATAAAATTCCTGTTCCAAATAAATATGCTACAGAGGATGACTGGAAATCAGTTTTTAGTAAACTTGGCGCACCAGATACACCAGATGGTTATAAATATAATTTTAAAGAAGGTGAAGTTGATAATGATATGTTACAATCATTTAATCAACAGGCTCATAAATTAGGTTTATTACCAACTCAAGCAGAAAGTTTAATTAAGTTTTATAATGACTTAAATGAAAACAGTGCTATTGCAACTGAACAAAAAGTTGATGAAACTAGATTAAAAACTGAAGCTGAACTTAAAAAAGAATTTGGTCCTCAATATAATAAAAGAATAGATCAAGCTAAAAGATTAGCATCTTCTACTCTTGGATCAGAATTTTTAAATAATACATTTTTAAAAGATGGAACAAGGTTAGGTGATAATTTAGAAGTTGTTAAAGCTTTTTCAAATTTAGCTGAAAAATTATCTGAAGATGAAGTTGTTAAAGGAGATAGTTCTTCTTACATGACTGCTAAAGATATTGAAAAAGAGATAACATCTTTAACTGAAGAAGGTTCTGCTTACTGGGATAAAAACCACATTAACCACCAGAAAACAGTTGATGAGGTTTATAAGCTAAGGCAATTATTAAATGGCTGATGGTTTAAACGTTCTTACTGATAAAGAGATTAAGTTAGAATGTTTAAGGTTAGCTGTTGAATTTGCTGGTGAATATCAACGATCAAAACCTTTAGACAAAGCTGAAGAATTTTATCAGTGGGTACAAAATTCTCGGAGAAAATCTAAAAAGACCTCCGCTAATAAAGACCAAGTGTAGTCTATAAATATACAGACGAGACCTCTCGCAAGAGAGACAATCAAATCGATTAATCATAACAACCAATAGAGGAGGAACTTATTATGAGTTCTCAAATCACAACGGCTTTCGTACAGCAATATTCAAATAATGTTGCTATGCTTAGCCAACAAAAAGGTTCTCTTCTTAGATCGGCTGTTGATGTTGAAAATGTTGTGGGAAAAAACGCGTTCTTCGATAAGTAAAAAGTCGAAGTCAAATTCGGTAAATTGCTGGAAAGTCTTTAAAAGATAATCAGCAGCCAAATTATATAACTTAAAAAGTATATAAAAGGTTCAGAGACTAGAAGTTGAGGATAACAATAATACTTCCAAGAAAACCGAACATCTTTATAGATGAAGATATAGTCCGAGCTATATAGCGATATATAGAAGTAGTAATTAAAAAATCTACGATAACATAACTGCAAGTAGGCGTTGCGACTGCGCAAAAGCGTACTACAAGACACGCGGACACTCCACAAATGGATAAAAAAAATTGTTCATTTTAAATTCGGTGAATTGCTGGAAAATCCTTTTAGGACAATCAGCAGCTTAGCTTTATAAAATAAAAGGTATAAAGAAAGTTCAGAGACTAGAGATTGACGAAAGAATAATATCTCCAAGAGTGCCGAACACTTTAATTAGTGAAGATATAGTCCGAGCTTCATAGTAATATGTAGATGTAAAATAATTAAAAAATTTACAAAGAACAAAACTGACACCACACTCGAGAAGAAGAGTATCATTGGTCGATTATGAATATGCGGATCTTATCGATAACCAAGATAAAGTTCGTACTTTAATCGATCCAACTTCATCTTATGCGCTTGCTGCTGCTTATGCACTAGGAAGAGCAATTGACGATGAAGTAATTTCGGCAGCTGTAGGTACAGCATATACCGGAGAAACAGGAAGCACATCAACAACTATGGACAGTGATAATGAAATTACTGAAAGTGGTTCTGATGGTTTAACACTTGCTAAACTAAGATCTGCAAAAGAGAAATTAGATAATGGCAATGTTGATCCAAGCATCCAGCGTTTCATGGTAATTGGACCTCAGCAGTTGAGTAATCTATTAAATGTTACAAACGTAACATCTTCAGATTACAATTCGGTAAAAGCTTTAGTTCAAGGTGAATTAGATACTTTCATGGGTTTCAAATTCATTACTTCAACTAGATTATCGAAAACAAGCACTAAACGAAAAGTTTTAGCTTTTGCACAAGACGGTATCAAACTTGCCATCGGAAAAGACCTGATGACAAAAGTGGATGAACGTAGTGATAAAGGATATGCAACTCAAGTTTATGTGTGTCAATCAATCGGCGCAACTAGAATGGAAGAGGCGAAAGTCGTTTCTATCGAGTGCGTTGAAAGTTAATCAATAGGAGATAAAATAACATGGCTGTTACAACTCAATACTCAACAGAGTATACAAATGCGTATCAATCAACTCCTGTTGTTAATAACAATACCACGGAACAAGCTGGAAGATTAAGAGTAGCTTTTTTTACTCATGATCAAGATGGAGCTGGAGACGCAAACTCTACAGTAACATTAGTTAAGCTACCGGCTGGTAGAGTTAGAATAATTGGAGGTCTATCTAGATTTTACTGTAATTGGACACAAAGTTCTCAAACTATGGATATAGGTTGGGATGCTTTCACTGCTCAAGACGGAACTACAACTGCTGCTGATGCAGACGGTTTAGTTGATGGTCTAGATGTTGACACTGCTGGATACTTCTCAATGGAGAGTGCGCTAGCTGCTGAAAAAGCAACTGGTGGAACTCACTTATTTGAAAGTAGAGACGGTGTTACAATCGTTGCTAAAGCTATTTCAGCATTAGTAAACGGAGACGATTTAGTTGGCTACATAACTTATGTAATTGACTAATCAATAATTTGTGGTGGCGGTGAAATATCCGCCATCGCATTTACAGGATTTTAATGAAATTTATTTTAATTTTATATATGTGTTCAACAATAACTGGTCAGTGTCCATCAAGTACAGTAGCCGGTTATCAATTTAGCAATCATTATGATTGTGTTGCATCTGGTTATAGATTTGCACATGACACATTTTTAAACTTAAAAGAATTAGAAAAATTTGAAAGAGACTACATAGAACAAGAAAGAATTGTAGTTAAATTTGAATGTAAAGAATTAGGAGATAAAATATAGTGGCGAGTATAGTCGACATTTGCAATAGTGCGCTCAATCTTTTAGGAGCATCAACAATATCAGCATTAACTGACGACAGTAAAAATGCGAGATTATGTAACCAAAGATATGAAAATGTAAGAGATAGAGTATTTCGTTCTCATGCCTGGAACTGCTTAACTAAAAGAGTTCAGTTAGCTCAAGATAGTGATGCTCCAGTAATAGAATATACTTATCAATATACTTTACCGACAGATTGCCTAAGAGTTTTAAAGGTTCATAACGGAACAACAGATAGTATTGCTTCTGCAATAGACTATAAAGTTGAAGGTCGTAAAATTAAATCCGATGAAGGAACAATATATTTAATTTATATTGCCATCGATACTGATCCTAATAATTATGATAGTTATTTAAGAGAAAGTATTTCTCATCAATTAGCTGCCGATCTCGCTTATGCCATTACATCGAATGCAACATTAGCAAATAATTATATGGCAAGAGCCGATGAACGATTGCGTGAAGCACGTTTTATAGACAGCACAGAAAACGCACTAGGAACAATAGAAAGCAATGAATTTACAGATGCGAGGTTATAGTGCCAAGAACAACACTAGCTTTAACATCTTTTGTTTCTGGAGAATTTGGAAATAAATTAACTGGTCGTACAGATTTTGAGAAGTATTCTTCCGCAGCAAAAACTTTAGAGAATATGTTATGTCATCCTCAAGGAGCTGCAACAAGAAGAGTAGGTACTCAATATATTTCTTCAGTTAAAACCGCATCTTTAAAAACAAGATTAATACCTTTTGAATTTTCAACTACTCAAACTTATATTTTAGAATTTGGAAATACTTATATTAGATTTTATAAAGATAAAGGTCAGATATTAGATAGCGGTTCAGCTTATGAAATATCTTCACCTTATTTAACAGCAGAATTATTTGACATCAAGTTTGCTCAATCAGCAGACGTTATGTATATCTGTCATCCTAATCATGAAGTAATGAAGTTGGCCAGAACTGGACATACTTCTTGGACATTAACTGCCGTTGAATTTGTTGATGGTCCGTATTTAGCAGAAAATACAACAACGACTACAATGACACCAGGAGCTACAACTGGAGATGACCAAACTTTAACAGCTTCATCTTCAACTTTTGTATCAACTGATGTTGGTAGATTTATTAATTTTAGTTCTGGTTATGCAAAGATTAGAAGTTATACAAGTGCAACTGTCGTTAAAATAGATATTAAAGATGATTTTTCTGGAACAGGATCTACGGCTACTTGGAAATTAGGAGCATTTTCAGACACTACTGGACATCCTTCTTGTGTATCTTTCTTTGAACAAAGATTGGTTTTTGCAGCAACAACGGATGAACCACAAACGATTTATTTTTCTAAAGCTGGAGATTATCAGAATATGACAGCCGGCACTAATGCTGCTGATGCAATGGTTTACACCATCGCTGCTAATCAAGTAAACGTAATTAGATATTTAAAAGCACAAAGAACTTTAATTATCGGAACAACCGCCGCAGAATATACGGTAAGCGCAGATGGTACAGACGCAAGTATAACACCGTCTAATATAACCATTAAAAGACAAAGCTCTTATGGTTCAGCTAATGTAGATGCGATTGCTGCTGGAAGTGCTGTTTTATTTTTACAAAAAGCAAAAAGAAAAATTAGAGAGCTAGCTTATAATTTTGACAGCGATAGTTACGTTGCTCCTGATTTAACTATTTTAAATGATGAAGTTACTAAAACAGGTATTAATCAAATGGAATGGCAACAAGAACCAGATAATATTTTATGGTGTGTAAGAGACGATGGACAATTAGCAGCTTTAACATATCAAAGATCAGAAAATGTTGTTAGTTGGCATAGACATATTTTAGGTGGTATTGGTCAAGAATGCACAATCACTGTTAGTGATTATGCCAATATTCCAAATGGAACAAAATTAATATTTACAAAATCGGATGGTGAAGAAGTTACATTTACTTCTACAACAGGAACTGCTGGAACAGGTGAATTTAAAACTGAAACTAATAATAATACAACAGCAGATAATATTTATACTGCTATTAATGCTCATGCAGATTTTACTGTTGCTAATCCAGCGGCAGCCGTTGTTACAATTAGAGAAAGCTCTCATGAAGCTACAGGATTTTTAACTTGCAAATCTTTTGATACAACAAGATTAACAGTACAAAATGAAAGTGCAGCCGTTGTTGAAAGTATAGCTTCAATCTCTGGAACTTTAAATGAAGATGAACTTTGGCTTATTGTAAAAAGAGTAGTAAACGGATCAACTGTTAGATATATAGAATGTTTTTCTGATTTCGATTTTGATGAAACAGATAGTACAGCTTTCAAGTTTTTGGATAGTCATTTAACTTATAGTGGCTCATCCACCAGCTCGTTGAGTGGTCTTTCACATTTGGAAGGCCAGACTGTTTCCGTGCTAGCGGATGGATCAGTCCATGACAACAAAGTTGTAAGCTCTGGCGCTATTAGCTTAGATCGATCTGTTACTAGCGCTGTAGTTGGTTTGGCTTACAATTCAGTTTTGCAAACAATGAGAATAGAAGGCGGAGCTGCTGAAGGAACTTCTCAAGGAAAAACAAAAAGAATTTCAAAAGTTGTTTTAAGATTATTTGAAACCGTTGGTGTAAAAGTTGGACCAAGTTTAACAAATTTAGAAACAGTTCCTTTTAGAACAACATCAAGCAGTTTATCTTCTCCTGTTGATACGTTAATTGAAGGAGATAAAGAAATAGAATTTAATGACGATTTTAATAGTGATGGGTATATATACGTTAAACAAGATCAACCTTTACCATGTAGCGTACTTGCGATTTATCCAACTCTAGTAACATCGGATGGCTAAATTTGAAATAGTTCCTTATCAAAAAGCACACGGAGACGATATTTATGCTTTTGGAATGAACAATAAATTAATGGAGATTGATGCAAGTTTTACAGAAAATAGGCTTGATACTGCGATCATCGGCTTATCATATACTTTATTATACAATAATAATCCTATCATTGCTGGTGGCATTATTCCTATTTGGGATGGAGTTGCTGAAGGTTGGGTTATGTCAAGCAAAAGAGTATTTGACTATAAAATTAAAGCAGCATCAGCAGTTAAAAAAAGATTAGATTATCTTTGCGTAAACAACAATATTAAAAGATTACAAACTTGCGTTAAAGAAGAATTTAAAACTGGAGTTCGTTTTGCTGAATGGCTCGGTTTAGAAAAAGAAGGTTTAATGAAAAAATACGGATTAGACGGAACTAACTATTGGAGGATGGCAAAAATATATATATGAGTTTTTTAGGCAACATAGCTGCTGCACAAACAGCAAAAGGATTAGGTGATTACAACGCAAAAGTAACAAGAGTGGAGAGAGATTTCCTTCAAGCTAAAGCAGAAGTAAATAAAAAGTTTTATGCGAAAGTAACAAAACCTTTATTATTAAAAGAACAATCTAAAGCATCTTCAAATTTATTTGTTCAAGCTTTGAGAACTGGTGCTGAATTTAGAGCTGGAACAACACCTTACGATATGATGTTAGAAAATAATTTTAATCAAGCATTCAATTTAGTTATAGCTGATTATAATAGTGAAATGGATTATGACGATCAACTTAATCAATCTATATTATTAGAAGCTAAAGCTACTGGTCAAGAATATTCTGGTAGAATGACAGCAAGAGCGCAAAAGTTTGCTGCTGTAGGTTCTTTATTAGGTGATGCAAATAGAATGGGTTATATCGGTGGCTAGATTAAAAGTTACAGAAATTTCAGGCAAAGTTAATACAGGAAATGTTGTGAGAGCTTCTCAACTTGCCTTACCTATGAGCCTGGCTACACTTCAAGCATCAGGATTTAAAATGTTTGGTGATGAAGCTACACTTCTTTATGCTTCACAAAAAAAAGAAGAGGATACAAATGAAGCGACTGCAATTACAAATAATTTAGCTCCACAATTAGTTTCGCAATATAATCAATTTTCTAATAATACCAATATGCAAGTTGCATTAGAAGGTTTTAACGAAGCTGTTGATTATAAAAATTTTGCAGATTTAGGTTCTAATAAAAATGTAAAGAAACAAGTTAGAAAATTTGTTACAGATTTTCAACGTAAGTATTCATTAGATTTATTAGCCAATGTTACTCAAAAACATAAAGAACTAACTTCTGCTAATAAACAACAAAAATTAAATCTGCTTATTAAAGATATGTCAGGTTCTGATGTTGGAGCTGCTGAAATAGCTTCAAGAAATTATAATAGCTTTTGGATAAATCCGCAGAATTTAGAATATTATGGTGCAAAGAAATTAGAAGAACTTAAAGCAAAGTCTGATCTTCAAATAATAGAGCTAACAATGATTAACAAAGCTGAGAGAGGAGAAATTAATCTATTAAATAATGAAGATAGAGCAGCGCTTTTAGCCTCATTACCAGCAGAAAGTCAAAAGGTAGTAATAGATCAGATTAGAAATAAGAATTTATCTGAAAGCATAAGGCTTGATGAAGAGAAAATTTTTTCAGAAAAACAAGACAAGCAAGTTAAAATAAAAACTTTTATAACTGCTTTATTAGCAATAAATGATCATAGGTTAAATCCAAGTGAAGAAACTATTTCAAAAGTTCCAACAATTAATAATTTATATGATTTAAAAAATAGTGGAGCTTTAAATTCTTCTCAATATGAAACTCTACTTCGATTTAAGGCTGAAGGAGGTAGATCATTATCTAGTTCAACTGTAGAACAAATTGTTGATGCTGAATTTGCTTTAGCAGATACAATCGAAAGATTTGATGAAATACAAGAAAGTATAAATTTAGATCCTGACGT